AGCGTATCATAAGCTAAAAGCCGGTGGTAACATTATGCGTAAAGGTGTTGAAATTCCTAAAGATAAAATAGGAGCTTTCGTAGGTCATATGCCAACAAGCATAGCGCATCCTGACGAAGATAGATTCTTAACAGTGCGAGAAGCTATGTCATTGATGAAACTACCAACTGATTATCAGATGATCAATGCCAAAAGATCACTTAATCATATGTGTCAAAACGTACCAGTAACTACAGCTGAGCATCCAGCAGCTATGGTTAAAAAATACTTAGAAGGTAAATTGGATTTTGTCGATACTAAGTATATGGTACAAGATAATAAGAAAAAAACCTATGAATGTGAAAAAAACAGTTTACAATTGACTGAATTTATGTTATAATATACCTATCAATTAAATAAAAGAAGAGGAAATATGCCAAGTATAAAATTAACGGCCGAGCCACAAAAATACCGTAAAGGTAAAAGAAACTCACGGCCACCACAAGACATGCCATTTGATGTCGCTATGAGAAAGTTTAAGAAAGCAGTTGAAGCTGCAGGTATTTTACAAGACGTTCGTAGAAAAGAATACTACGAAAAGCCTACATGGAAACGTAAACGTAAAAAGGCTGAAGCGATCGCTCGTCACAAGAGAGATTCTGCTTCTGAGCAAACGCAATTCGGTAGGAGGAGAGTACGATGAGTGTAATGGATAAACTAAAAAAGAACTCGAAGATTAAAACTACAGATGTACTATCTGATAGCATTTTCTTTGGTGATAAGAGTATGACTAAAACTGAAGTACCAATGATCAACGTTGCGTTATCTGGAGATCCAGATGGTGGTTTAACATCAGGTCTTACTGTACTAGCAGGTCCATCAAAACACTTTAAAACGTCATTTGCTTTGCTTATGGCTGGTGCTTATCTTAAAGAAAACAAAGACGCTGTAATGTTGTTTTATGATTCAGAGTTTGGTTCACCACAATCTTACTTCGAAGCATTTGGTATCGATACTAGTCGTGTGCTACATACTCCAATTACAGATGTTGAACAACTTAAGTTTGATCTGGTTGGCCAATTAGATAACATTGAGCGCAAAGATAAAGTTATTATTGTTATTGATTCTATTGGTAACCTTGCTTCTAAGAAAGAATTAGAAGATGCTTTGAATGAGAAATCAGTTGCTGATATGTCTCGAGCTAAAGCTATTAAAGGTCTATTCCGTATGGTAACACCTTACTTGACTATGAAAGATGTGCCTCTATTGGCTATTAATCATACGTATCAAGAAATGGGTCTATTCCCCAAAGCTGTAGTTTCCGGTGGTACTGGTATTTACTATTCAGCTGATAATATCTGGATTCTAGGACGTAGACAAAACAAAACTGGAATGGAAGTTACTGGTTATGATTTTATTATCAATGTTGAAAAGTCGCGAATGGTTAAAGAAAAATCTAAAATCCCAGTCTCAGTCTCTTGGGATGGCGGCGTTGAACGTAATTCAGGTCTACTTGAAATCGCTCTTGCTGGTGGTTTTGTTGTTAAGCCTAATAATGGTTGGTACTGTCGTGTAGATCAAGATACTGGTGAAATGGTTGAACCTAAAGTCCGTGAAAAGGTTACTAAGGAAGATGAATTCTGGGAACCTATTCTTAAGACTCAAAAGTTTAAAGACTTCTTGATTAAGCAATATCAGATTGGTCATAAATCTTTAATTGATTTTGACCCAGAAAGCCCTTTACAAAACAACCAAAGTGTGGTATAATAGATGGATAATCATTACATAACGGTCGAACATCCGGATTCTGATTTCTATGCAATACATCTGACAGATAAGTCTCCATTTGAAGGCGTTAGATTTATATATGGAACTGTGTCTATCAAGGAAGATACACAGTTAGGAATGGCTACATTATCATTTACATATAACATTAATGATCCTGGAGACTTTGACCATGATGATTTATGTAAGGATCAGAAATTTAATGACTATATTGGCGAATTATTAACTCATATTATTGAAGAAGGAACAACAGAAATTGCAGAACGAAATACCAACACACGTACTGAGTCACCTACTCAATAACGAAGAATACTGCCGTAGGGTAATACCATATATTCAGAAAGAATATTTTGATGGTTGCTATAAAGTAGTATTTGATCTTATTGTAGGGTTTGTTGCAGTTCATAATAAGCTACCAACTAGTAGAGTATTGGATATTGAGTTACAAAAAGTTTCTGCTCCAGAAGATATTCTTAATCAGTCTTCTATACTAATTAAAGAGATTAGTGTAAAGACTGATTTAGATACTGAATATCTTATTGTTGAAACAGAAAAGTGGTGTAAAGATAGAGCTGTTTATCTAGCAATTATGGATTCTATTCAAATCATTGATGGTAAAGATGGAGAACGCAGCGAAGGTGCTATTCCTGACATTCTATCAACGGCCCTTGGTGTTTCATTTGATCAACAAATTGGTCATGATTATATTGATGATGCTGATGGTCGTTTTGAATTCTATAATAACGTTGAAGAAAAGATACCGTTCGATCTTGATTACTTTAATAAGATTACTAAAGGTGGTATTCCAAATAAAACGTTAAATGTTTGTCTTGCTGGTACTGGTGTGGGTAAATCATTGTTTATGTGTCATAATGCAGCTTCTGTTTTACAACAAGGCAAAAACGTATTATACATTACAATGGAAATGGCTGAAGAAAAGATCGCTGAACGTATTGATGCTAATCTTATGGATTTACCAATCCAACAGCTTGAAACATTATCTAAAGATGTCTTTTCTAAAAAGATTCAAAAGATCGCAACTGGTACTATTGGTAAACTAATCATTAAACAGTATCCTACCGGTAGCGCTCACTCTGGTCACTTTAGAGCATTGTTAAATGAAATGAAGATGAAGAAAAAGTTTATTCCTGATATGATCTATATTGATTATCTTAATATATGTTCATCATCTCGTATGAAGGCTATGGGTGGGAGTATAAATAGCTACACCTACATTAAAGCTATTGCTGAAGAACTACGTGGTTTGGCTATTGAGTTTGATGTTCCAATCATGACAGCAACTCAAACAACAAGATCTGGTTTTGGTAATACTGATGTTGGACTTGAAGATACTTCTGAGTCATTTGGTTTACCTGCTACTGCTGATTTAATGTTTGCTTTGATTGCTACTGAAGAATTAGATGAGTTAAACCAAGTAATGGTAAAACAGTTAAAGAATCGTTATAATGATGTGAGTAAATATAAAAGGTTTGTGATAGGAATTGATCGAGCTAGAATGAAGTTATATGATGTTGAAGAATCGGCTCAATCAGATATAATGTCTGATATGGCCATCCCTGATAAACCAATCGCAACGTGGGGCAATAACGATGCTAAAGACACGTTTGCAGAATTTAAAGTATAAGGAAACGATATGTTAAGTAAATTTATGAAAACCCGTGGTGCTATTGGCACTGGTATTACAATTGGCCTTGTAGGTCTTATTACTGGCTTTGTTCTTTTTGACCCAGTACAGTTGGTAGTAAGCGCTACACTTATTGCGTGTGAAGTTCAACTTTGGATCGAAAAAAAGGATTAATTAATGTTTAATGTTCGCGTAATTTCTCATAGCAAACCAGCTATTGGAGTCGAATTAAAAGATGATTTGTTACAAATGGTCGCATACTGTGCTCGTGTGTCAAACCCAAGTAATCAAAATAATGAAGCGAGCGCTGAAAAACTAGTTAATTACTTGATTAAACATCAACATTGGTCTCCATTAGAGATGGTTAGTGTTTGTATGGAGGTAGATACTACTAGGGATATTGCTCGACAAATCCTTAGACATCGATCTTTTTCCTTTCAAGAGTTTAGTCAAAGATACGCTGATCCAACTAAAGATCTAAGCTTTGTAACTCGTGAAGCAAGACTACAAGACGATAAGAACCGTCAAAACTCTGTTGATATTCCTATGGAAGATTCTATTCATCATATATGGGAATCATATCAAGAGGTCATTATTGAACGTTGTAAGCACGCGTATGAATGGGCTATTAGTGCCGGTATTGCTAAGGAACAGGCAAGAGCAATTCTTCCTGAAGGTTTAACAATGTCTCGTATGTATGTCAATGGTACATTAAGATCTTGGATTCACTATATTCAGCTTCGAGCATCAAATGGTACTCAGAAAGAACATCAAGAGATCGCTAAAGCATGTGCAGAAGCTATATACCAAATATTCCCTCTCGACGATGTCATATAACTAAATGATCTAAAAAAAGTGAATTAATTTCACTAAAACAGTTTACAAACTCCTTTCTTTATGATATAATATACCTATATTAAATGATAAAGAAAGGAACTACATTATGAAAGACTTAATTACTGAAACAAACAACCTTCTAGCTCTCATGCAAAACAACCTTCGAGACTTCTACGCTAAAAGCGAATACGCTGGAGACAATCCAGAAGATTATGCTGATGAAAGAATGGAAGGAATTAACTACATCTTCGAAGAAGGTCGTAATTTTATCAAGCTTGTTAAGACAGAAGAAAGTCAATATGATGGAGATCTTAGATCTTCAGTCGTTGGTTTCATTGTTAAAAAAGCTCCTAAAGCAATCGATAACAAAACAAACGAACCATTTAAAGTTGGTGATATGCTAATGGCAGCTGGATGGAGCAAGCCGGCTACTAACTTTGCTAGAGGTAACATATTCGATAGTTACCAGTCAGAGTCAATTCGTTGGACAGGAATTTAAGGAGAATATTATGAACCTAGAACAAATTATCAAAAGCCTAATAAAAGAAACTCTTACTGAAGAACAGGTAAGAGACATAGTTGGAGCACCAACTCTTGAAGAATCTATAACCTGCGTGTGCGGCGATCGACTTGATGAATGCAAAGAATCTTACGAACACATGACACATGGAGTATAATATGAGTAGAACTAATTCTTATGTAATGACAGCTCACGCTGAATCAGCAGGCGATATGCTTGAACTTCAAACTGTTAGAAATGCTATTAAGACCATCAATAAGATGGCTAAAGAAACTGATAGAATGAATCAATATCGATATGACTCAGGTTGGACTGATGTTTTACTACCCTTGACACCAAAATATCGTGTTAATGTTATGCCTCGTGGACCACGTACTAAAGCAGCAATCGCTGATGGTCGTAGCCCAAGAGCTTATGATTCATGTCTTCCAATGCGACATGCAGAAAGACTTGATGTATATATCCATGAACGTTCATAGAGTTATTGCTAATGTTAAGAGCTTTTAAAGAAGTTACTAATTGGGATGAATGTAAACATCCAGTTCTAAACCACACATATATCTTAAATGAGCAAGGTCATTGCGTTGGATTTAGATCAACAATATCTAAACAGTATAAAGAATTTAGTAAACCTATGAAAGGATTTTCTAAATCTCGTAGAAAATTTATTGAACTTAAACCAGTTGAAAAATATATGGAGTCTGGAAATGTATAAGAGTACAGCTATTATAGTATTAGTTGCGTCAGTAATTAGTTTTTTATTGGGATCTATTTTAGGTTCAACATCAGTACAAAATTCATGGAGATTAGATGCGGCTCAAACATCTTGTGCTCAATTTAATCCATTAAATGGACATTTTGAATGGATCGAGGTATCAAAATAATGGTTGAATATTGGGTTGTAAAATTTACTAAAAACGATAATGATCCACTTCATGAATATCTTTTTGCTATTGAAAAAGACGCAGAAAGCTTTAAAGAAGATATGGATGAAAGG